GATATTCTCTTACAATCCCAATCCCATCTCTTTCAGGTGCAACCATTGGAACAGGAAGCAACCTTGAAATTATGTTTCAGTTCAACAATATTACAAGCGGAACAAACATTGACCTTTGGGGCGTGCAGTTAGAAGCAGGTTCAGTCGCAACACCATTCACAACTGCTACTGGCACACTTCAGGGGGAGTTAGCCGCTTGCCAGAGGTATTACTTCCGCAGAACTGCTGCTAATCAATACTATATGGTTGCAAATTCTGGTTCCGCAATAAGCGCAACAATTGCTGGTGCATATATTCAACCACCAGTTCCAATGAGAACAATTCCAACAGTAATTGATGCTTCAAATTTATCATTTGTTAAATATGATGAATCGGTTGCTGCTTCTTTATCTAGTTTTGTTCTAAATGGTTCTAGAACGACAGAATCACAAATATACGTTTACGCTACGGCATCAGGTCTTACGGCTGGTTGGTTTGGAACTTGGGCAGCGCAATCAGGTGGCGGTTATCTAGGATTTGGAGCAGAGTTATAATGGATACAATAAATATAATTAAAGATCGTGATGGAAATGATTTTGTTATTATCTTTCACAATGATGGTTCTGAAACAGGTATGTCAAAAGCAACTTACGATGCCCAACAGGCTGCAAGCACACTCCCATCCAACTCTTCTACACCAGCAAGCGATACCTTAACTAACACAAATGCCGAAGCAACTACCGAAGCAACTGAATAATGCTTCTGTTTTTCATTAGTTTTGCGCTAGGCATAGGCGTAGGATACATACACGGCAAACATAGTCAGGAGTAACGATGGCAACGCAATACCGCTATCTGCTCGCTGACGTTCTGACCAACTCGATTATTGCCGAGTTATCTCTCACCAACGTCAATTTCACGCAACAGATCAACGCGGCTGGAACTATGACCAGCGAGATTCTTTTGTCGGGCGTGAACTCTGCCGCGCTGAACGTATTGCCTTCAACAATTCCCGGTCGCAACGCTATCTATGTCGATCGTAACGGCGTTCTTGTATGGGGCGGCATTATTTGGCAACGCGAATGGGATTCCAACTCACAACTATTGAAGCTTACAGCGCGTGAGTTTGAGTCTTACTTTGAGCGCCGGAGAATTACCACCACCACTCCTTTCACGGGAGTAGAGCAATTCACAATCGTTGAAAACCTCATTACTCAGGCTCAGGCTAAACCCTACGGAAACATCGGGGTCATTGTCCCTAACTCAACCTCAGCCACAACTGCCGTTATAACCAATGCCGTAGCAAGCGGAAGCACGATTACCTACACGACTTCCACGACTAATTATTTTCAAAGCGCGCAACAGATTACAGTCACCGGAATTAAATCGACTGGCAACCCTACGGGTGCGGCTGGAACAGGATTCAACCAAACTGGCTCTGCGAGCATTATCTCCTCGACCCAATTCTCCCTGCCAGTTACCTTGACGGATACCTACACATCGGGCGGTAGCGCGGTCAATCAGGGCGTCATTATCGGTCAACAGATTTACTATTCGTATGAATTGAAAACGTATTTCTCAGCAATCTCTGATCTAGCGAAGTCGAACACAGGTTTCGATTTCAACATTAAAGTTGCCTATGATGGCGATGGAAACCCCACAAAAACACTTCAACTAGGGTATCCGCGCTTAGGCAACACCTATTCAGCAACATCAGCCAGCGTACCTGTCTTTACTTTGCCGGCAGGAAACATCGTTCAATACAACTACAAAGAGGATGGCTCTAAAGCCGTCAACTCCCTCTATGCGACTGGTGCAGGTTCTAACGAGGGCAAGCTTGTAGTTTCGTACCAAGACACAACCAAAACTTCTACCGGTTGGCCTTTATTGGAAGATGCTGTGAACTACTCCAACATCACCGACCCTGTATGGCTAACGGGTATTGCGACAGGTCAGACACTCGCCGCCTCTTACCCACCGCAAACAATTCAAGTCGTAGCGCCGCCTTTCCTCGACCCTGTATTTGGAACGTATAACCTCGGAGATCAGGCTCGCCTCGTCATCACGGATAATTTCTACCCGAATGAGTTTGACGGCAACTATCGTATTATTGGCATCAACGTCACTCCGGGCGAAAATAACGCCGGAGAGCGCGTTACCTTGACCTTGACCACAACCACGAACTGAGGCACAAATGCCATACGTCAATCAACCTAACCAGTTAAAAGACATCATCGGCGGTTTAGATGACCGGCTGAAAAAAGTCGAAGTAGGTGGGCGTTTCACAATTCCTGTCGTTGCGACAGACCCAACCTACCCCCGTCACGGAGACGCTTGGATCAACTCGACAACAAACGTTCTGAAAGTCGTGGATAGTCTTGGTAATATTAGGGTAGTAAGTTGGACATAACCTCATAACCGTAAAGGCGCAAACATGTTCTGGAATAACGCGAATACAGTCACGAACGCTATCTGGGCATTTCTCGAAAGCATCATAATTATAGGAGCGCCAATCTTCTGGATAAATAAAAAGTTTAACAAGATGGACAAGCGGTTAGACAAGATCGAATACCAAATGTACGAAAATGGTGGCGGTTCAATCAAAGACCAACTCAATCGTCAAGATGCCGCGTTACACGAATTACAATTAAACCAAGCGATCATCAAAACAAAATTGGATATCTAAGTGGATGCGCACGATCAAGCCATCACGAACTCCTATGTCGTTCACTATCCGGCGCACGAGCCGCGTGAAAGCGACCCAAACTACAAAGATTTCAACGCCTTTAGACGAAAGACCGCCGCAACTGCAAAGTGCAGTATTGGAGACCATCGCTCAGATTTTACGGACTGTGCCGGAGGATTAGAACTTCATCACGCGCACATTGAGTTTTCTCTGCAAAATGGTGTAGATTTAAAATGGCTAGAGGCAGATTATCCCGGTGTATCCAACCCAGAGGAAGTTGGTGCATGGGTAGAATCAGCCGCTAACTTAATTTGGCTCTGCGAGAAGCATCATCGAGGTGTAGGGGGAATACATCACGCTTCTGCTTCGGACTTTGAAGCCGAAAAGTACGTCAAAAACCTAATCGGGAAGAAGGACAAAGATGGCAAAGATCAAACTGTCAGCGACACAAAAAGCGCTGATTGAACACTATGCCTACGGCGTTGTAGCCGCAGGATACGCAACTTTCCAAACAGGGCATCGCACCGCTAAAGACGTCGTAGTCGGCGCTCTTGTAGGCGGTCTGCTTGTACCTCTATTGGCTAAGGTCAATCCAAAGAGTTTGATAAACACCATCTCTAAGGACACCGGCGCACCTGCACCTCTCGTGGCGGCTGCTGTGGACACGGCAATTGCTGACGCGAACAAGGTCGTAAAGGCAACTACAACTAAATAACGCAAGCTTCGCAAAGCCCTCGACAGGAGAAGGTCGGGGGTTTTTGCATTTCGATAGGATATGAGCATGGCTAACGCACTCGACATCGTCACGACCGCTCAGAAGCAGGTCGGGTTCTACGGTGGTGCAACCGATGCCAACCCTTACGGCACTTGGTACGGAATACCCGATGAGCCTTGGTGCGCAATGTTTGTTTCATGGGTATTCGCGCAAAACAATCTCTCAAATCTTGTTTCAGCTCAAACCGCCAAAGGATTCTCGTACTGTCCTGTCGGACTTACGTGGTTTCAACAAAAGAAGGCAGTTGTCGATAAATACTTTGGTCAGCCCGGAGACCTTGTGTTCTACTCTTTCGCTGGCAACGGCATCGCCGATCACGTGGAGATTATTGTCGCGGCTTCCAAAGACGGCATTACGACAATCGGCGGCAACACGACCCCCGATCACATAACAAATGCATCGCAACAAGACGGACACGGGGTTTATCTACGCCACCGCCCATATCTTTACGTCCTCGCGATCGTTAGACCTGCCTACGAGAACCCGGTCAAACCAACAGTTTCAACGGGAACGAACAAGACAGTTGCGGCGGGGGTAGCAGGAGCGACGGCACTAGCCGGTGGCGGGGTAGCGGCTACACATAGTGGTACCGCTCCAGTACCAACGAAAAGCGCAACGACATTTACCGCTCCGGCGTGGGCGGCTACGGACTTTCCGCTCAAAGCAAAGACACCGCAAGAACTGGCAGTTGAGACAGCGCTATACAAGGCTGGATTGCTGGCTGGAGCGGGTCAGAACTCGGCATGGTCGCCTACTGACGTGGCGGCTGTAAAAACCTTTCAGAAAGCGCAAGGAGCGCCGCAAACGGGTACTGTAGACAAAAGCACCTACGAGTCTCTAATGAAGAAGCTTCCATGATACGAATACCGATAACCAACCCTAAAGCGATCACCCTCGGTAGCGTGGGATTTATGACGGCGTGGGCTAGTAGCGGATACGCGATGGACTCGCATCACCTCATCCTTGCCGCCGGTTCTGCGCTCGCCGGCAGTTCTGTGCCTCACAACCCCACCAGCAGTCCTAACGTTCAGCCGGAATCTCACATAGTCACGCCATACGTCAATAACGTGGAATGACAAAGGTGTTTCTTTCATAGATTTATCGACACGTTTATTGGTACGCTTCTTTCATGGGGCTATCAGAGGCAATCAAACAGCACGAAGTCAAGATCAATCCAAAGTGCGCTATAGGGCAACTTGTGGACGTCCTTCCTGAAGAAGATAAAAAAACTCTTTTGGAAGCAATTAAAAACGGCGTAGCAACGCACACTCTCGTTCTTGCTCTCCGTCAAGAAGGCTACAAAACCAGCGATAACAACTTCAATCTTCACCGACAGGGGAATTGCAAATGCCCAAAAACCGCGTAGACGAAGTATTAGAAGAACGTCAAAGTATTTACGGCGATGCCGAAACCAACTTCACAAAGGTTGGACAGATTTGGGGAACGCTCTTGCAAAGAGAGGCAATTCCTTCTTGGCAGGTTGCGCTACTGCTCGATGCGTATAAAACAGTCCGGTGTTTTGCTAATCCCATTTGGGAAGATTCTTGGGATGACAAAATGGGTTACACAATTCACGGGCGCAAAATAGCGATGGATGCGCAAGAGTGAGCCTCAAAGATTCGCTAGACAATTTGCCGGAAGGTATTGAGTCTGTCGAAGTAAAAGAACTACGCACAGCGTTGATGCGTTTGCAAAAGAAGCTTATCCAATCGAAGCAACGCGTAGACGATCTCGTAGAAGCAACGCATAACGCCGCTTACGGAGCGCAACTCACTATGGGCGCAATTTCGCCTGTGCCAGCACCAAAGATTTTATCTGTTAAAGGTAAGCCGGAAGTCGCGTTGTGGCACATGACAGACTGGCAAGGCGCAAAGAAAACACCTTCATACAACTCCGACATCATGCGCGATCGCGTTCTGCAATTTGCGGAGAAGGCAGTAAAGATCACCGAAATACAACGCAAAGATCACCCAGTCGATGATGTTGTGATTATGTTTGGCGGTGACATGGTAGAAGGTCTATTCAACTTCCCGTCACAAGCTTTTGAGATCGATGCAACGCTATTCGAGCAATACGTCAATGTCTCTCGGTTGTGCGTTGATGTCGTGCGCTACGCACTAGCAAACTATAAAAAAGTCACAGTAGTGCCGGAATGGGGAAATCATGGTCGTATTGGGTCTAAGCGCGATAACGTACCTCGCTCTGATAATTTTGATCGCATGTGTTATGAATTGGCTCGACAACTCTTAGCCGGCGAAAAAAGATTATCGTGGCAGGAATGTCCTGAAGATATCCAGCGAGTAGAAATTGGGAACTATCGTGCATTACTCATACACGGAGACGAAGTCGGTCGCAATGGATTCGCTAGTCCGGGAGCCATCGTTCAGCACGCCAACCGCTGGCGTTCAGGTTCGTACAACTGGGAATTCCGTGACGTATACATTGGTCACTACCATACCCACGCAGAATGGGCGATGGCGAATGGGTTGGGCGCGGTCTATCAAACAGGCTCTACTGAAAGTGAAAACAGGTACGCATCGGTAAATCTTGCCGCGAGCGCAACACCATCGCAACGGCTTCATTTTGTCGATCCCGTTAAAGGCAGAGTAACTGCGGCATACAAGGTTTGGCTGGACTAATGACAACAATTGTTGCGGTACAAAAAGATGACGGCGTGTATTTTGGCGCTGATTCTCTAGTCACTTCTACGCGTAAATACAATCATCCAAACATGGTTAAAATCAGCGAGCGCAACAATTACATTATCGCCGGTGCGGGGTTATCAAGCTTCTGCGATGTCGCACAGCACATTTGGGAACCGCCAACACCTACAGTCAAAGATAAAAAAGACCTTTACCATTTTGTTATCTCGAAAGTCATTCCGTCAATGAAAGAATCTTTCAAGGCGAATGATCTCAAACTGGAATCCGAAAAAGAGGAAGATACTCGTTTCGCATTTCTGATAGCGGTTTGCGGAGAAGTTTTCGACATCGCTGACGATTTCGCGGTCAGTATGTCCTCGTCAGGATTTTACGGAGTTGGGTCAGGTTCAAGTCTCGCTATTGGCGCGTTGGAAGCCGGAGCGACCATCAAAGGCGCGTTGCAGATCGCAAGTAAGCACGACCCGTACACCTCTGAGCCGTTCTTATTTTTGCAACAGTTGAAATCTCAATCTTCCTCGAAATCTTCTAAGTCGATAGCGACAGCCTCACCGATCACCGGCTGAGTAATGTCGATGCCCTGCTTCTTGGCGGCTTCGATACCGCTTTGGAATAACTGCTGAGTTCGGTTCACTACATCGTCAATTTGGTCGGGATACTTGAGTTCAGACTCAACCATCACGGCTAGGCTCCACAGACTTATTTGGACTCGAATCATGGGTCTATCTTGCCATACGACTCGTAGGCAGGGTGCTTGCTTTTTGTAATCCGATCAGGCAGGATTACGGGCAACCGGCACGAGAAGTGCCCCCAAACAAAGGCGGTATAGCATGGCTCAGTTCGATTTAGAAAACTACGAGACAGTTGAATTACGTCTCCGCAGGTTGTATACAGCTTATCCAAACGCAAGAGTATTCACTGATTTAATTCATCAAGATGAGCGCAGATTTATTGTAAAAGCTTTTATCTTCTTGCGTTATGAAGATCAAACACCAATTGCAACTGGTTTCGCTGAAGAAATTGTCGGCGTTGGAATGGTCAATAAAACCAGCGCTCTAGAGAACTGCGAGACCTCGGCAATTGGACGCGCCATCAGCAACTCGGTGCTATGCCTAGATGCCCCAGTCGGCGCTCGCCCATCACAAGAAGAAATGAAGAAGGTTGAGCGTTACAAGGCTGAGCCTCGCAAACCAGTCACTACGACCAAGCCAACTGAGGCGCAAATCCAAAAGGTGCGCGATCTATTGACCGAAGTGCCAGTCCTCAGCAGTAAAACAGAGGCTACAAACTTCTGGAACGCAAACAAGGAATACCTAGACATCCGTGTCGATGGCACAACACTCAAAGATGCTTTGCTCTCACAAGTTGAGCACATCAAATGAGCACCGCCGAGCAACTAGCAGAACGCGGTATGCAACTGGCTCTTGACGCTAAGCAGGAATGGAGCCAAACGGCAGACGAATGGTTGGAAGAATTGCCAGCCGGCACACGCTTCACATCTGAGGACTTGACTTATTCCATCGGTTATCCCAACTCTTGGAATCCCGGACTTAATGCCAACAATGCCGTTGGCGCAAAAATCCGTACATGGGCGCAAGCAGGTTTGATCGCTCGAAGCAGTTTCGCAAAGACCAGTCGCACGGCATCACACGGGCGTTTAATAGCAGAATGGACAAAAGAATAATGTCGGATAAGCAAAAAAAGTTTGAACCAGCAGTCGGCTGGATGCTCTCTATTCACCATCAGTCAGAGTATGTGCGCGTTTTCGCTGAGGCGCTTGGCTTAGATGCCGTCGAGTTAGGCAAGACACTAGAGAGGGTTGGACTGCGTTTAGAGCCAGACCCATTCGATTTCTCTGCTGATGCTTGGAAGCTTATCGACATCAAGAAGCGTGAGGCGGGCAAAAATGTTCAAGAATAAAAGCACGAAGGAGAACCTGCGAATCACAACGGCGTTCTTGCTCTACAAGATCGCGGAACTCAATGTCGATATCCAAAAGCTTCGCGCCGATCTCGAAGAACTAAAGAAAACGGAGTATGAGCATGGCGAATAATGTCGTAACTCCGCAACAAGTCGAAGCACGTTTGTACGAATTGTCGAAAGAACTTGACGATGTGCAAAAGTATTCGGAGCAGGTTGAGAAGTCGTATTTTGAGACCAAAGCGGCGTATGAAATTGCCTTAGCAAAAACACGGCTGAAGTATGCGTCAGTCTCGTCACCAAACGGCAAGAACTACACCATGCAAGAGCGCGAGGATTTAGCGTTGATCGAAAACGAGGAATTGCATTTCCAGATGGCTTCGATTGACGCGACTGTTCGCTCGGTTCGCGGCAACATCTCACGCATTAGCAAGCAGGTGGACATCGCTCGGTCTATTGGTACATCAGTGCGTACCAGTTTGGAGTTGTAGGTGGAAGAAGATCGATACGTACTCACGCCAAAAGGCGAGAGCGCATTACAGCAATCTGTATTTCAAGCTTACGTAGATGGATACATGAAGAAGAATCCGGGAATGACGAGAGAGACGGCTGTTGCCGAATTGACTCAGGATCTAGCGAGAGCGAGGGCAGAGAGTAATGTCGAATGACATCGCAAAAATGCTGTCTACTGCACTCAACGGCTGGGATAAAAGCCGCGATAGATCGAATCAGGTCGAGATCGGTCCATCGTCTATTGGGGGATGCCGTAGAAAAGTTTGGCATTCTATCAACCAGACACCGGAGACTAATCACGACACGGAAGGTCTCGCGGCTATCCTCGGCACGTTTATTCACGCCGGCATCAGCGAAGCCATCAAACGCGAAGATCCATTCGGTGACAATTTCCTCATCGAGCAGGAGTTTACGCACGAAGGCATGAAAGGACACGTTGACCTATTTATCAAAGATCAGGGTTTGGTCGTGGACTGGAAAACAACCACGAAGAAGAACCTGCGTTACTTTCCATCAGAACAACAACGTATGCAGGTGCAGATTTATGGGTGGCTACTAGAGAACAACGGCTATCCCGTCAATGAAGTGTCTCTCGTAGTTATTCCGCGTGACGGACAGATGGGCGAGATACGCGCTCATGTAGAAGCTTACGATCAAACAATTGCTAAAGCAGGTATCGCGTGGCTTGCTGAAGTGCGCGCATCTGAAGAAGCACCAGCGCCGGAAAAGTATGCCTCGTATTGCGCTTTGTATTGCGAGTTTTTCGATCCAACAGGAGAGGTCGGATGCCAAAGTATTCAGAAGTAAATTGGGATAAGGCGGCTTGCCGTGATGTAGGTTCGACAGATGTGTTCTACGCGTGGGAAGAGAGCAGAGCCGTCAAGAAGCTTATGAACGTCGACACATTTAGAAATATTTGTGCTCCATGTCCTATTTGGCGAGACTGCATCGAATACGCGTTGGAGCATGAGACCTACGGCGTGTGGGGTGGCATGACGGGAGAAGAACGTCAGGCGCTCCGGCTCGGTCGCTTCAATTCCATCGTTGCGCAGATCATGACCGATTTTGAGTTGCGAGGGATAACTCCCGAAGAAATCATTGAGATCACTACGGCTTACGAGAAGAAGTTCGCCGGTCAAAGCACTTATCGCTCACGGACTTTGCAAGTGATCGAAAGGCGTAGGGCGATTTCTTTATGAGCATAGTACGTTCACCTCGACCCGATAATCACTACACGATTGTTGCGAACGAAGTGGTAAGAGACTCTCGCCTGTCCTATCGGGCGAGAGGTATCTTGCTGGAGATTCTCTCCCGACCCGACAACTGGAAGATATCCGCAGAAATCCTTGCTCGCTCGTCAAAAGAGGGGCGAGGGGCAATTCTGACCTGCCTGACCGAACTACGGGATTTGGGCTACATCGTCACGACACGCATCAGGCACGACAACGGGCAATTCGAGACGATCAGCACAGTCTATGACCAGCCAACCGGAGTGCGAAAACCGGATTCCGGTTTACCGACTTCCGGTAACCCGACTTCTTTAGAAGAACCTATTAAGGAATTACCTATAAGAAAAAAGAAAGAAGTCGCGTTTGAGGAGTTTTGGACTAACTACCCACGCAAGGTTGCCAAAGGCGCTGCTAGAAAAGCTTGGGACAAGATAGCCTCGACAGAATACGAATCGGTGATAGCCGGCGCTGAGAGATTCGCCAAAGACCCGAACCGCGATGAGACGTTCACGCCCCACCCTGCCACTTGGCTCAATTCGGAGCGTTGGACAGACGAACCCCTACCCCCTAGAAAGCCGTTAAACGCCCCTAGGAGCCTCGATCTTACGCCGACCGCAACACCGCCTCGATTCAACAGTTCTGAACTCCCTAGAGGAGTGCCTATGCCGGATTCAATCAAAGAAATCCTGAAACGCGTATGAGTACATTTATCATGCGCCAAATGGATGCACATGAAATCGCTATGGCGATTTGGGAGAAGGCAGAGCAAGACCGGATCGCCGCTCAAAACTCAGTGGTGAAAACGAAAAAGCCTCGCAAACCTCGAATGGAAAAGCCAAAGTTAGTTTTCAAGACTACTTTGCAAATCCGCGCTGAACAGGAAGCGGCAGAACTCCGGCGCTCAATGCGTGAAAGCGCAAAAACAGTTTCAGCCGAAGATGAGGAAAATGCGGCAATTTCTGAACTGCTGGCGAAGCTTCTAGAAGATGCAGCAGTCTCGCATCCCGAATCCATTACCCACCTCATGTGGGATGGCGAATTACCCCGAAAGACGAAACGCCAAACCAGCGAATTACGAGAGGATTATGACTCTTGGAAACCGCGCTGGGAAGGTACGGAATGAGTTGTAATTTTATCCTGTAAGCATTACAATTTATGTGTCTAGCCTCACAGAGAGGGGGTGAAACATGACCCTTTATCCAGTCCAGCCGGAGCAAGTCCAAATCGGTGACACAGTTCTACTTGGCAACTCACAATACACAGTCAAGGCTATAGAGACCGATTACAACCGCGCATACGATCTATACGCGATCAACGATTCCGGTTCTATTCACGAAGTAATCACAGACTCCATTACCCTAGTTCGGTGATTGAGTTTCGCGCCGATGGCGTACCAGTACCGCAAGGCTCCATGAAGGTTATCAATGGACGCGTTTTGCACTCGCAGGGGTCTGCCCTTGCCGTTTGGCGATCAACAGTCGCTTTTGCCGCGAAGATAGCCGGCGCCAAAGTTACCGATGAGCCTGTCGAAATGACGATGGTATTTATCATGCCTAAACCCAAAACAGTCAAGCGCGATCTGCCTACTGTACCGCCAGACCTCGACAAGCTTGTAAGAGGGGTACTCGATGCCCTTACTCACGTGTGCTACTCAGACGATGCGCAAGTAGTGAGTATCAACGCTCATAAAGTTTACGGGGCTACTCCAGGAGTAGAAGTACGCCTTACTCAAAAATATTTTTAATTATTACTGGCGAGGCGTAGTCAAAATGTAATTCGTCAGGCAGAATTAAGGCACTCGGTCGGAAAGACCCCCAAGTGCTAGGAATGAATATGAAATACAAATGTTTCAACTGTGGCAAAAGCTTCGAGAAGCAATATCAAATGCTTCTTCACTACGATTTTCACAAAGGCGAGCCAGTCGTTCGTGAGGCTGGTTGCATCTGCGGTGCTAGTTACGATATCCGCGCTGGCAAGTGTTTTGATTGCGGTCATGTTCACTCAACAGGTTGGGTGGTTGCATAATGCGTTGCGAAGAATGCGGTTGGCAGTCAATGACTAAGAAATTTCATTCGACAGTTCCGGAAATCGGTTATTCAACTCTCGTTATATTCGAGTGCCCTGAATGCGAATACACCTTTATGCAGGTGGCATAAATGGCTACTTGCGCATGGTGCGGATCAAAAGGCGGATTCGCAAACCAACTTATCTGCTATCCCGAAGGGTTATATGAGTGCTCATGGTGCTCTATGAAAATTGCATTGGAGAACAGCAAATGATTGAGACAAGAGTTTTCAAAGACGAAAATGAAGATGAATACCTCGTCACTATTTTTGATGGCGAAACAGTACGACTATCAATTCGACCAAAAGGCGTTCGTACTTGGGGCGCTCCACTAACTATCACCCGTACCGAAAGGATCGAAGCAGAATGAGAATGGAAAAGAAGTTTATTCGCCGCCGCCGAGTTGTGGCATTTGTAGTCGTTGGTATCCCGTTATTGCTATTAGCGTTCTACGTAGTTAATCACATTTGGTGGACAGGCACCGGTTATTGCTGGGGTAGTTCAGTTAAGTGTTTGGGGATTTAAGTGAGCGCGCAACCTGATATCAACAAGCTTGTGACGATCATCGCAGATTCAGTCAGCGAACTCGATGAAGAAGAAAATGATGGCGTTTGCGAAGATTGTCAAAACGGCGATTGCCAACTAATTGCTCATTCTTTCGATGACATAGATGAACGCAGAGGTCGCTAATGGCTAAATACGAATACGAGTGCGAACTCGATGGAATAAAAGAAGAACAGTTCCCAATAGGTACAGCGCCGGAGACTATCCCTTGCGGAATCTGCGGTGACAAAATGAAACGCAACTACAACAGTTTCGGACTTGTGTTCCGAGGCACAGGATGGGGGAAAGACGCATAATGGAATACGAGGGTTGGAAGAACTACGCGACTTGGAATGTGTCGCTATGGATAAACAAGGACTACGCACTTTATCAAGCCGCAGTTGAGTTTATGCAAGACTACAAAGGCAAAATGCCATACAAGCAATTTGTTATGGATTCAGGACTATCGGCACAGCGCACCCCGGACAAAGTCATGTGGTACAGCGCACAACTGGACTATCGAGAGCTTAATAACATGATGTGGGAACTAGCACCGGAAGGAGCGCGCAATGTCCAAGAAAAAAGAACTAAAAAGAATTCAGAAGTATTGTGAAAAAGCGGCTATCAACTTATTAAATGCCAGCGACTCAAACGACCCGCGACTAATCTGGGCGATCTTGCGCAACGTGAGCGAGACAGTTTATGGCTACGAGTCTGCGGCTGAAGAACTATGGTGCAACGAATGACCCACGATGAATTGCTAGCCAAGATTCAATTCTCGCGTAACGATTTCAATTATGTAACACCGCATAATGCCCTTCGCGCAGTAGTGGAATTGCATAAATCAAACTACGGATTGTGCAAGGCTTGTACGACCTTAACAGTTCATGTTGCCTATCCCTGCCCTACTATCCAAACCATTGAGAAGGAGTTGGGATGACCATAATCGAAGTCTGTCAAGAGCTTGATTGCGACTTTCGGATCATCCACGAGATACCTACAGACAGATACAGCGAAATTGGCGCTCGCTCGACTATCTTCAAAGCACCGCCTAACAATTTGATGTGGGAACACGAAAACCAACACCGACTAATGAAAGAGACTCAAAATGAAAAAATGCGCTTATCAAATCCACGTAGTTGAGTACAAGACAGCAACCAGCGAGCCGGAAGAATGGGATTTCCACTACAACACGGCGATCGATGCCGTACAAGCTTGGCACAAGTTCAGAGATGTGAATGGGCAATACAAGCGAGTATGCACGTTTCACGGAGCCGCAGGAGACATGGATGTCAAGATTTTTAATGCATAGGTAGTCAAATGGTGTCCTTTCATCGCCAAAGAACGGTCAAGACCCCTAACTCATTCGGGAGAGCCGTATCTGCTACCCCACCTGACCGCCGGTTCACAGGCTGGCGGTTTAGGTCTAAACTTACTTACCAGTATCCGCTATCGCTCTACAAAGGAGAACGAAAAATGGATGATTCATTCGTAACTCGGTGCCGTTCTTGCGGCGTTCAACTATGGGTGGCAACAGTCTGCTCCTACTGCTCTTTAAGGAGTAAGGTCAAAGAATAAAGATTTGGCGCAAGATCCTTGTAACAGCCATTTTGGTTGGGTCTTGCCAGTCGGTCGGAGCGCAAGCCGCATTTGCGCCTAAAGACTTCGTAATGCAACCCAAAACGTATGCAAAGTATGTAGTTCTAGGCGAGTGGCACAGTATCCGGCAAGATTCCTGTCTCAATGAATTATGGACACTAGAAAGCCATTGGAATCCAAAAGCTTCTAATCCGCACTCTACGGCGTTCGGTATTCCGCAATTTCTTGATCAAACTTGGGTGGACTATCACTACCCAGTTCGACCTAAATCTGCCTTGACTCAGATTACAGCCGGACTAGACTATATCTCTGCTCGTTACGGCAACCCTTGTACGGCACTAAAGCACGAAAAGCGGAAAGGTTGGTACTGATGGCTATTGACGCAAAGATTGTTCAGAAGGTAGTAAGTCGTGCCAACGGCTACTGCGAGACTTGTGGCGGTAACGCGCATGAGAGCATGGCACTTCACCATCGCAAGCTTAAATCACGCGGCGGTGAAGATAGCGTGACTAACCTGATTTGGATACATCACGGGTGCCACAACTTAAACACAAACAGTATTCACCTGAACCCTGCGGAAGCAGAGCGCAAAGGATGGATGGTTGGGTCTTGGCAAGAACCGGCAGAAACGCCATTTGTTCAGCCTGACGGCTCAATCGTATTACTCAACGAAGATGGAACTATCCATCACTTAGGGGGCAAAGATGGCGAAGAATAGACTCACAATACAGGGGCGTATAGGCAAAGACCCTGAACTCAAAGCAGTCGGAGATGAAGCAGTTGCTGAGTTTTCATTAGCGTTTACACCTTGGTCAAAATCCAAAGGCGAGGGTGAGACAATTTGGTTCGATGTAAGCTTCTGGAACAAGAACGCAGACGCGGTTATGGACTTTTACCGCAAAGGCGATCTGGTCGAGGTCGAGGGCGTATTCGGCTACAAGCGGCATGTCAAAGACGGCGTAGAGAAGATTTATTTATCTATCTTGGGTCAAAGCATTTCTGAGGTCAAAATCAGCAAGAAGGCAAAGACTGACGAGGTAGCGCCTTGGTAACAGCCGACAATGGCGAGGAATTATGGGCAACTGATGAGGTTGCCCAGTTTCTTAACATTACAATAAACAACCTACGGCAAATCCAGCACCGAGGTCAGTTGGAGTGGAAAAAAAGAGTTTGGCGCTCAGTCTATTACTCTGCCAATGAGGTTCGCGCCTTCAAAGAACTGCGAGAAAACAAAAAGCGTGGGTAACCTACTCCTGTGCAAACAGAAGAAGCGACCGTCGAGGAAATCGATGAGGCTATGGTATGGATACAGTCCTTGCTGGCTGACCCACGCCTAATCCCACGCCGCCGAAATATCTTGCTTGGAGAACTAGACTCGCTGTTAGATGCTCGATTGGAACTAAGCGAAAAGGAACAGTAAAGTAATCTCATGGAAATCGAAGAAATCGCTCTTACGGCAATTAAGCCTTATGCAAAGAACCCACGCAAAGGCAACGTAGATTTAATCGCTGAATCGTTGGAAGCTTACGGGCAATACAAACCGATTACTGTGAACCTACGTAACAATGAAATCCTAGCCGGCAACCATACGTATGCCGCCGCACAAAAACTCGGTTGGGAAACTATCGCCGTCACATACGTCAATGTAGATGAAGCGACAGCCGCGAAGATTGTAGCGATCGATAACAAGACATCTGACTCTGGTGAATACGACACCGAGAAGCTTCTAGAACTATTGGGAGATTTGCCTGATCTTACTGCTACCGGCTACGCGCAAGATGATGTAGACAGTTTGCTCGCACTACTTGATGAGCAAGCGACACCTAACCTCGGAGCAGATATTCACCTCGCACCTAAAATTGGTGAAACAGGATTAAGCAACGTCAATGTCGGTACCTCATTAGGCGAATACGCCGAACGCTACAACGCGAAGCAAACTCGTATGTTGATGGCAGATTACGAGAACACTCTTTACGTATGGCTTATCGAGAAGTTAAGCGATTACCGCCAACGTCACGGACTCACAACAAACGCTGACGCGATCGTCAAACTGGTTGAAGATATTTACAACGAGAAGGCTCCAAGAGAATGAACCTAGCCGATCTTCCAATTATTAAAATCAAGCGAGTAATGTCGGAAGAAGAATCCAGCGAACTCGTAGGCACAATGGTGGAGAACCTCGAAGCCAACTGTAACGAAGCCGGTATTTATGTAGACGAAGACACAGACGAGATTATCCTCGCTTACTTCCCGATGGAAGAAGAAGTCAATCTCCTACGCAGGTCTGTATTGAACATCAAGTACGGAAGCACAAAGCGCCAGAGCCTCGGTATTGAAAACCTCTCACGTACTTTCGGAATGGCACCGCGCAAGGTCTTTCAGCGTAGAGAGTCCTGCCGCCCAACAACTCTCGCCGGAGAGCAACCCAACGAACACGCAGTTCTTATTGCGTTTGCAGAGAAGTTTGCCAAAATGTTCAAGGAGTTTGCTCCTGATGTCTACGAACACGATGTAGAAGCACTCAAAGAAGCCGGACTAGAAAACGAATGGCGCATGACCGATGATGCTCTATGGACATCCGGCGTTGTAAATAAATCTTCAACCCTGCCTTACCACAGAGACGGATTCAACTTTGCCACATGGTCGGCGATGCCAGTTATTCGCCGCGACATGAAAGGCGGCTACCTCAATTTCCCTGCCTATAACATCACTTGCTCTTGCCGTGATGGATGGGTGCTGTTTTTTGCTGGATACAAGTACGTGCATGGAGTAACACCTATGACGCCGGTGAAAAAAGATGCTTACCGCTACTCAATCGTGTATTACGCGCTACGTGGCATGAAAGATTGCTTCACCTATGCAGTAGAAACTGCTCGCGGTGGCGAGAACCGAACCAAACGTGAAGAACAGATGGTCAAGGTACTCAAAGGCGAAGCAGAGTCGCAGGTTAAAGGTTGAAGGTTGGCTACCGGCGTGTATCGGGCAAACTACCTCTAACCGACAATGAAGCCGGAGCGAGAGGTACGTGGCTAGAAAAGCGCAGAGGTCTTATCGCAAGCTTGGAAGAACGAGGACATACTTTCTCGTACTTGACCGACCCAACGCCTAATAGCCAAGAGGCAGGTTACGCAAAAGCTTCTAACTACCATTGCGACCTGCTCATGCTGGAGTTCGGCGGCAATAACCTCATGTTCAACAAAAAGGCATGGGAAGAGACATTTGCCATCATCAAGCAACACAAGGGCAAGATCGTATTCCTGAACGATGACCCGGATCTGCCGTTCTTATGGAAAGAACTGCCAGATGAAGATTGGTCTCGCTGGACTATCGCGGCTAACGCAGTCAATACTGATGCAGTACGTAAGCGCCTGAACGTACCAACGGCGGCAAAGGTCATAGACATCCCGTTCCATGCTGTATTGCGACAACGCGAGTTCGCAGACGGCATCAACACAACGGCTATCTATTACGGCAGACCTAACGGCAGAAGCAAAGTCCTAGCGCCATTCCTTTCTAGCGGAATTGTGACTATCGCCGGTAAGCAAGAAGAATGGGGCAACGAAATTGTCGTTCCAGCGCCGGAGCAGAAAAATCGCTCAGAGTTCTACCGCCAATGGAGAGCCTGTCTAGCAATTTATGACGGCAAACACGCCGATACAGGTTGGCGTACAGGTCGCGCTTACCACGCTCTACTCGCAGGAATACCCGTAGCCGCTCCACGTGGCAATAGGGGTCTTGCTTGGGCATTTCCGGCAGATTACCCTAACGAACTGGCTCAACTCCTCAGAATGGACAAGAACCAGCGAGAAGAACTACACGCACAGCAGGTAATCGCGGCAACAGGAGATATAGAGACTGCTTACATCGCTCTAGGCTTATGATCGGTTACGACATTGACGGAGTATTAGCTTCTAAGCCGACCCCTAGCGACAAGAAGTGGGGAAGGATGAACGGCGCAGAGCGTAAAGCCCACAAAGAGAACCTACTTCACCAATACGACAACGCCAAAGCCCTACTCATTCCGACAGAACCTTTTTACGCCATAAGCGCTCGTAAAGACGAACCTCTCGTAAGAGGGATAACTACTCATTGGCTCAAAGAGAGATATGGCGATTTAGTGCTTGGGGTTGCCCTACTGCCCATGAGCAGGTCTATCGAGAACGTAGTGAAGTTCAAGAACGCGGCTATTGAGAATTATCAGATTACAAGATTTACCGAGGACAACAAGAAGATACTCAAAGGTCTGCACGAGAACGCTTGCCCTGCTGAACTCTACTTTTGGGAAGAAGGCATGAGCGCGCCAGTTGCATTTCCTATTTCCTGAGATACGCTACACACATGACAGGAAAAATGGCTATGCCTGAGCCAGAAATGGTAGAGCGTGACCTTAAAATAATCGCCCTACGCAATACCGGCGCTACATGGGAAGCCATAGGACAGGCACTCGGTTACGCCGGCGCTAGTGGTGCTTACAAGGCATACCAGCGCTTACAGGCTCGCAGAGTTCACCCGAAGATAGACGAACATAGGGAAATCGAATTATCTTTTTTAGACTCGCTGTTGCACCAGTTGTTCTTCAACGAGGAAGGCAAGCCAAAAGCCAAACTCTCGCTGAGGGAGATGGACAGGGCGTTAGCGATCCACGACCGCAAGGCAAAAATACTAGGACTGAACGCACCGGAGAAATTACAGACAGAGGTGATTACTTACGATGGAAACACCCTTGCTGAACATACCCAGCGAATCATTGAGCTTGTACGATCATCTCGCAGCACGACGAGCGCTTTGGGCGGCAACCTTGGCGAGACCGGAGCAACTGCCTGATGACGCTGATTGGAGTACTTGGCTTTACTTGGCTGGGCGTGGCGCTGGTAAGACGCGCACTGCGGCTGAGTGGATTGCGTGGGAAGCAAGCAGACACGATGCAACGCGCTGGGCAATTATCGCGCCAACCTTTGGTGACGTCAGAGACGTCTGCGCGGAAGGTGAATCAGGGGTTATCCCTATCCTACGTCAGTATGGAAATCTCGATTACTACAATAGAAGTACGGGGCTAATCCGGCTAAAAAACGGCTCGCGTATCAAGCTTTTCTCCGCAGATGAGCCTGATCGCCTACGCGGTCCACAACATCATGGAGCATGGTGCGATGAGTTGGCGGCTTGGCGTTATCCGGAGACATGGGATCAGTTGCAGTTCGGTATGCGCTTAGGACAGCATCCTCGCGTAGTAGTTACCACCACGCCTAAGAATGTATCTATTATCAGAACGCTATCCAAGCGTACAGACGGCACAGTCAAGATCGTTCGCGGTTCAACCTTCGATAACGCCGCTAACCTCGCTCCACAAGCACTCATAGAATTACAAGCGCGCTATGCCGGTACTCGCTTAGGTAGGCAGGAGTTGTTCGGCGAACTTTTGGAAGATTCCGAAGGAGCGCTCTGGACTAGAAGCTTGATCGAAGATGCAAGAGTTACTGAAGCGCCAGCGTGCTACCGCATAGTCGTGGCGATTGACCCTGCTGTGACAAGTGGCGAGGATGCAGACATGACCGGAATAGTTGTAGCCGGCGCAACGCCTGATGGACATTACTGGGTGCTGGAAGATGCCACGATGAAAGGCACTCCTGACGCTTGGGCGCGTAAAGCGGTGGAGTTGTATCGCAAATGGAAGGCTGATCGTGTTATCGCGGAAACCAACAATGGTGGCGATCTTGTATTGGAAGTGTTGAAGCAGGTAGACAGCACAGTCGCATTACGCAAGGTCACAGCATCTCGCGGTAAGCAAGTACGCGCTGAACCTGTATCGGCATTAAGCGAGCAGAAGCGACTGCACATGGTTGGCGCGTTTCCTGAATTGGAAGATCAACTCGTTACATGGGAACCGGATAGCAAAGAATCACCAGACCGCATGGACGCGATGGTGTGGGCGATTACAGATTTGATGGCTGGAAGCGTTGCGATGAAGTCGTTAGCGGCACTCGCAGACTTTTGCCAGAACTGTCGCTTACCACTTCTACGCGGTACTAGAGTGTGTCCACGTTGCAATACCGCTATTATTACACCAGCCTGAATTACAAGGGGCATTAAACAAGGAGCAAGCACATGGGTCTATTCGACCGCTTAGCCAAAGCAGTAGCCGATCAAATAGTAAAGGCTCCGG